CAGGTCCATGGCAGCACCAACAGTGAGAACAGAAGCTCCCATAGTCACAGTACCACCTGCAGCTCCGACAGAAATAGTCAGAGTTCTCAGAGAGCCAGTTCCGTTGTCGGCAACAGTATCCAACTTTTGAAGGTTGAGTGCTGTAATACCGGCAGAGAAAGTGGCGGCGCTCTGAGTCACCGTCGCCGCAGAGATATTCTCCTGCAGCAAGTAATTCCCAGCGACACCAGCTGGAAACACCACAGTATTCGTTCCAAGGGTAACACCGTTGAGGGTATTTCCTGGTTGAAGCACAGCAGTTGCGAAAACATTAGCCTGAGTCGGCGTAGTTCCCGAAAAGTGTGCAGCGAGTCCCTGATTGATCGAAGATGCATCAAGGACAGGCTTACTGAGACGGACGCGATAGCGAACATGAAGTTCACCAATCACTGAGGTGTTGGTACACCCTTGAGTACTAACAATCAGATTACCCACGTTGTAAATGCGGATATCCGTGTTGGCTGGTTGAGCACCAGACAAGACGTACTTAGCATCATTACGACGCATCTGAGAGCAGTCAATGGAGAGGCGGAGCAGTGGAGTACACGGCATTCCGTCCACGTGAGGATCAGAATCTTCGACTTGCTGCTTGCTTGTCGGGATTCCGTCCGCTGAATCGTAGTCGAACGATAGGATAACCTTTCCGGCTTGACCATTCGTTGCAAACTCCGAGACCTCACGCTTGTAGTAGAACTCAAGATACTCGAATTCATACTCCTCATAGAGTTGTGCGACCTTGTTCCCCCATGGAAAGGTCTGTGATAGACCTGGATTAACAGGGTAGGAAGATGCCGCAAATGCAACACTTCCAGAGATCTCACCAATGTACTCATCCTCCTCGACGACTTGCGCACGCCGGGTGGTAGAATAGTTGGAGACGCCCGAGCCGAGGCCCAAGCGATTGTTGCCAGCACCAACGGGTGAGAGACGAAAAGCCTTCTGCTTCTTATTCTTCTTCTTCTTCCGTTGTACCGGCTGTGGATTCCGAAAAATCGGACCACGAATACCACGACCAGCCATTGAAGGCTGAATCTTTCCCTGAGCAATACGCTTCGCGCGACGGCGGGCCTTGGCAGCAGGAGACTTGGTCATGGTAACAAATGATTGATAACGCTCGTCAGATAGAAGAGCGGAGTGCGATGTGATAGTTGATTCAATTGGATCAAAGTCGATTTTAAAGAGTGCTAGGTTCTTATCAAGCTCACTCTTCAACACCACATCACTCTCGAAACCTGTATACAACGCTTGAATAGCGAGATCAGATTTCCAAACGTTCCGAATGGTCTCAATTGAGAGTCCCTCATCGGCACCAGGGGGTGTGCAAACTCCAACCATCTTATCTTGATAGTTGTCGTTTAAAAAACGAATATACGATGCTAGAACTTCCCTTACTTCGGGATTTCCATAGCTATCGATTCTCAGTGCACACGCACGCATATAGTGCCAACGAACATCATCGATGCTCGAACCGTACATCAACGAACACAGTACTTTGGCTGTGTTCGGAACAGGGACAATAATTCCCATCTCAGGATCCTTTCGAAAATCCTGTGATAGAAATGACACATCCATCAACGGACGTGGACGCTCTTCCGGCGTCTTAGTAGTAAC